CTGGCCTACAGACCGCAGTATAAACAAGAACAGCCCTTATGGGTGGAGGGTTCACCCGATAACGGGTAAGCGGGCTTTTCATCAGGGCGTGGATGTTGCCGGTTCTTTCTCGGTGACTGCTGCGGGTGATGGCGTGGTGACGAAGGTTGGCTGGTCGGCTCGGGGCGGGGGCCACACGGTTCTGATTGACCACGGTGAAATAGTAACTGTTTATTATCACGGGGCACATCGCACGGGCTTACGCAAAGGGCAAAGGGTTGCGGCTGGCGAGTTTATTTACCTTTCTGGAACGACGGGAAGCAGTACCGGCAACCATCTTCATTTTGAAGTACGCAAACGTGGCGGGCGCTGGGGGCAAACCCTTGACCCTGTTCCTTTTTTGCAGGGTTCTGCTTCTGTTTCGCCGGCGGTTTTGCGGGTTACGGGACGGCTCGATAGGGCTACCTGGAAAGCGTGGCAGACGGCTTTGGACGGCTACGGTTATTCAGGTCGCGTTGATGGTATCCCTGGGCGGCGTACCTATTCAGCTATTCAGAGATGGGCCGGAGCGCCCGTAGACGGGCGTGTGGGACCGCAAACTCGTCGCGCCGTACAAGAACGCTTAGGCGTGAAACCTGACGGCGTGTGGGGGCGTATAACGGTTAGCGCGTTACAGCGTGCCCTGAACGATGGGAGCGTGTGATGCCCGAAGAAAACGACACCGGAGCAGTAAGGGTTTCAATGCGTGACATTTACATTGAGGTTCAACGGCAGGGGCGCCTCCTTGAAAGAATTGCCAACAGCCTGCCGGACGCTGAGAGCAAACTTGATGACCACGAGCAGAGAATACGAAAACTGGAGATGCGGATGGGTTGGGCTGTGGGCGGGTTCGGTTTGGTTGCGGCGGTAATGCCCTGGATAGTGGGACTGATTACATGAAACCTTCTTGGAAGATTCGTAGGCGCTACATTTTTGCAGCCTTCAGCTTGGGCGCGGTCATGCTCATCGCGGGTAGCGTTGCTGTCCTGCTGAACAACGACAGTGCAACTTCAGACCTCATCACGGGTGGGGTAGCATTGGTAACTCTGATTACGACCTCATACTGCTTTTCGGCTGTGTGGGAGGACAAGAAAAAGGAGAACCCTGATGGATAAAATTCGCAATTATTTTACCTACGCTACTGAACGCGCTATCAAAACGTTTGCGCAGACGGCCCTCGCCACAATGAGTGTGGGCGCTACCGGCATTATGGAAATTGATTGGTTGAACGTGTTGAGCGTTTCAGCTCTCGCTTTGGTCATGTCCTTGCTCACCTCGGTGCTGCAGTACGACAAAGCTAGCAAGTAATGCTGAGCGCCGATTTGATTGAGCAGGTTGATGGGTATGCCTGCCCGGTTGACCCTATGGATTTGCTTCAGTGTGACAGCTGCCAATAGTATGATTACCGAGTAGGTTCATTACCTTCCTTTCGGTGGAACGAAACAGCCCCCCGGCTACAGAGAACCGGGGGGCTGTTTTTATTCAGCAATCCACTTATATAAAGTGGGCCGCGTAATGCCTGAGCGCTTTGCTATTGAACTGATTGGTACGCCCTGTTCGGCTTGGTCGCGCACGCTTTGTTTTAGCAAGCCCGTTACAAGCTCTAGCCGCTCCAGTTGCCACACCCTTATGTCTGCCAACTTATCGAAGGGCATAGTTTCTAGGTCGCCGGCATCAAGGTCACGCATCTTGTTTCTCCTTTTGGTTTTTGTCTTTTCGGTCTTGCAGCCGTTCGGTTAGCTCATCGTTTACTGACTCAAGGTACTGTTCGCGGTTTTCGTCATGAAGCCCTTCAAACAGGTGCAAGAAATCCGAGGCGGCAAACTCAAGCCCCATCCTCATGCGCCCGATGATACCTTCGGCCTTGATGCTATACAAGTAATCATCGTCAGCATGGTCGAACTCGATGGGGTCTGGCAGGCCTTCGCTTCCTAGCCATTCTATGATTATCTCGTTGTTGTAGGCAGGCAACCAGCTTTCGATTACTTCGTAGACCATACGGTGCAGGTCGTTTGGTTCTTCGGTGGTCATGATTTCTGCTACTGCGTCGAGCAGGTAGTTTTCTTGCACCCAGTTGAGCGTATGGTCGCTGCGCATCATTACTGTGCCCTCAATTCAAATTCGTGCCGGCGGTTTGTGTTTTTGCGGTGCAGCAGGTGGAGCGCTTTGGCCGCTAGTTCCATGTCGGGGAACCAGCAGCGGTCAATAATGCGGCCATCTACCAGCGTTAGTATTTCAACTTTGCCATTCATTTTCCTTGCCTTTCGTTGTAGGTGTAAATAACACTACACACAAAACGTAAAGGGCGCAACACATTACGGGCTATTTTTTGAGGTTTTTTTGTCAAGTGCTTGACTTCCGGCGTATATGGGTTTACGGTCAAGGGGGGCACAAAAGATGTGCCCTACCCACTACCGAAGGGATACGCGATGAGTAAAATGAGTCAAATTGACGCGGCTAGGCAAGAGGCCGGCTTCACCGTTGGCGAGGTGAGCGACTGGTTCAACCGAAATAAAAGCCTTGACCGCGAGATACTTTTGATGGTTGCCACCGACCCGATACTGTTAGGGCGCGCCATAGGCAACCAAAACATAGTCACGCCGGCCCCAAAGCCTGCAAGCGAACACGTAGCACTCAAGCAGAGCCGGCCGCGCAGAGAAAAAACAGGGTGGAACCTGTCCATGACGCACAGCGACGCCAAAATAGTGATGAGTGTTTTTGGGGTTAGCACCCTTATTGCTTTTGTTTGCGTTATTTGGCTGGCGGTGAACCTGTGACCGGCTGGGCGCTGATGATGGTGGGGGCAGGGTTTCTGTTCGCACCAGGGATGATTGACCCGCTGGCACCTATCAACGGTGCCTCGCTTATTGGCTTGGGCTTGGTTGCCTGGGCTTCGATGAAACTATTGAAAGGGAATAGCTAATGGAAATCACATTCGATGAGATAACGCCTTGCAAAGATTGTGGCGCGCCGGTGCCAACTGATGTCTATTCTGAGGAACTGGGCTTATGCCTTGATTGCTCTGACCAGTATTGGGGCCACTACGGGAACTACTCACCCGAATGGGGCCGCTTAGGGAAACTAGGTCGGGGGTGAACAGAAATGATGGATTTGAAATCTGATGGGCGTGACGTGAATGTGCGCTTGCGGGATGATGTGTGGGCGATGGAGGAACCTGGGACGCTCTCGCTGACCAGGACTCAAGCCCATACGCTGCGCTTGCATCTAAACGCTTGGGCCTTTGCCACACAGTTTGAAGATATTGATGAAGACGGTTAGCGTTCGCTTGCTAGGGTGCCGCCCCAAATTCCGTACCGCTGGTTCGTTGTTATGGCGTATTCAAAGCATTGCATCGTGATTGGACAGCTTGCACACATGGCGCGGGCTGTTGCTGTTGCTTCGTCGCGTAAAGTTTTTGCCGCAATATCTTCGGGGAAGAAAATTTCAGGTATAACCTGACAGGGAACCCCACCCGCGGCATCTATCTGTTCAACGAGTGCAGTGTAGGGGCGGTGTGGGTGGTGGCTCATACACTAAGGGTAACGAAAGGGGAACAAATGTTCGAACACTACGCACCGCAAAAAATAAATGAGGCCGAGCTTGTAGGCACGTTTGAAAACGGGTCGCCTGAATGGCACGAGGCCCGCAGCTTTGGTATAGGTGGTTCTGAAATTGGGACAATCATGGGGCTGAACCAATACGAGTCGGCCTTCAGTTTGTGGGCTAAGCGCACAGGGCAGATACCTAACCCGCCTGTCGAGAATTGGGCTGTGCGGTTTGGAAATGCTTTTGAGTTGCCGATACTGCAGCTGTGGGCCGAGGAGCATCCTGAATACGAAGTGTTTACAACCGGCACGTACCGCTGGGGCAAAGCTTTGCACATGGTTGCGAACCTTGATGCTTTAGCTAAGCACAGGGAAACGGGGGAGCTTCTGGTCGTGGAAATAAAGACGGCCCGCTTTGGTTGGGATAAAGTTCCGCCGCAATATGTTGCGCAGGTTCAGCACTATATGCAAGTGCTTGATGTTCAGCGGGCTGTTATTGCGGCGGTTGCGGGGTGGAATTATGAGGAGCATTGGGTCGAGGGCGACAGTTTTCAGCAATCTGTGCAACTTGAGTCGGCTAATCGTTTCTGGCAACACTTGCAGAACGTGGCGCAACCGGACTGGGATGGTTCGAAAGCTACGTATGAGGCTGAGCGCCGTATGCATCCTTTAATCAACGGGGATGAAATTGACCTGGGAGATTTGGGGGTTGAGCTGCTGGCGGCACAGGCTGAGTTCGATGAGGGCGAGGGCGATTTGTTGCGGGTGAAATCGCAGGTGCTTGACGCTATGGGGTCAAATAAATACGGTTTCATTCTCATTGATGGTAAGAAACGTAATGTCGCTATGCGGCAGGCACGCGGTCAGGGAACACCCTGGCTGGTAATAAAAAAGTGAAGGGGGGAAAATGAGTAAGCACATTGCGTTCGCCGGCATCATTGTTGACTTTGAGGTTGACGAAAGTATGAGCGAGGCGCAGAAGGCAAGTGTCGCCCGTCAGCAATTCAAAGACAAAGTGTTTGCGGGCAAGATTGAAATATGGGATATAGGTGTGACTGACATCCGGTTGCACCCTGATGAGGGAGGTGGCCGCTGATGGCTCAGTTCAACTTGAATGATTACGAAACGGTTGAGGAACGGTTGCGCCGCTTTTATGGCGACAACAAAGATGCCCGCGTTATTACACATAACGAAACGACTGATACAGATAAGGGTTTGTCGCGGTGGGTTGTTCGTGCAGAAATTTTCTTGAACAGTGAGGAGCAGAGTGATGGTTTGGCTAAGGCTACGGGGTATGCGTTTGAGATTGATGGTTCTGGGATGGCGAATAAGACGGCTGCGCTTGAGAACTGCGAAACTTCAGCTATCGGAAGGGCGCTGGCTAATGCGGGCTACTCGGGAAACAAAAGGGCTTCGCGTGAGGAAATGACAAAGGTTGCTGCCGGTGTTGCTGCGGCGCGTGATTGGTTGGCTGAGGGTAAGGCGTTGACCGCGGTTGAGCCTTTGCGATTACTATGGGCTGAGGCACAAAAAGCTAAGGCTTCAAAAACTGTGCTAGATGGGTTGCAAAAACTTGCCGAAGAATTCAACGGTTCTGGAAGCGAGCGTGAGTGAAATTGCGCAGGCTTATTTTGAAGCAATACAAAAAGGCGACCATGAGCGGGTCGTTTTCTGGCGATTTGTTTTGCTTGAGAGGCTGGTGATGTTGCGTGCTGCCCTCACAAATAGTCAGCGAACTACAAACGTTGGTAACGACGAGCCGGCAGGGTATTGACGCGCTATATGACGCTGAGATAGCTTTAGCGAAGGCTGAGCATAATTTAGACACGGTTGAGGCTAAGGCTTTTCTTACTGCTGACGGTACTGTTGCTGAGCGACAATTTATTGCTAAGCACAAGAGCGCTGACAGCCGCCTGGCGCGCGACATTGCTAAGGCGGGCGTGAACCGTGTGCGAACAAAGATACGGGTGTTGGAGGGCGAGGTAATGGCGCAGGCGACTATTTCAAAGCTTATGCAGGCGGAGATGAAACTGTGACCGATAACAATGAACAGTTTATTGCGGGGATGGCGCACTGCTATCACTTGCTCGCCCAGGAGCTGCGGGTGAAGCGTGAGGCTTTCGATACGGTGTGGGAGTTCTATTATGAAAACCCTGGGCTCGCTGCTGGGGATAATCAGGTCGAGAAGCAGCTGGCTCTCGCTTCGAGCGTGATTGAGCATTTAGAGACAAACCTTGAGGGCACTTACTTTGATGCCATTGATGCGAAGAAACGCAACGCCGTGCAGTGGCCCGACATGGAGCACGAAGAAGATAGCCTTGGGTAACGAATCCTGTAACCAAGGATAAAGTTTTGACACCTAATTTCCGTATATACACGGATGCTGATTTCCATATATACATGGAACGTTTTGTACACATATACATGGATGTGTGTACATACAGATTCGACCCTCCAGGATGCGAGCGCATACTATTTGCAGGCTGTTCCGGCTTGTACGCGCCGATGTAGGGCCACCTGAAAGTGACTTAGGTAGACTGTAGGCATGGCCGTACCGAAAAAGATTCTGAAGCAAGTGCAGGAGCGTGACCCTCACTGCTGGCATTGCGGGATTACAGAAGACCTCGTACCGCACCACAGGAAGAACCGTGGGATGGGTGGGGCTGGACGCAAAAACACTGAAGCAAACAGTGTGCAGAATCTCATGATGGTGTGCGCAATTTGGAACGGCGTGATTGAATCGAACGCTTCGTTCGCAGCATCGGCTAGGCAGTGGGGCCACAAACTTTCGCACTACCAAGATGCCAACACGCCCGTATTCGACTGCACTAATAACACTTGGTACGTATTAGATGGAGAAGGCACAAAGGGTGCCACACCGGAACACTAGATGAACCACTGAAGGGGGTGGGGCTGGTGAGCACAAACCCTAACTATCAGCCACAGTTCGATATTGACTATCGGCGAGGCATGATTGGTGAAAACTTGGTCGGCTCGTTTCTTGAACAGCTACCAGGGGGCACCATTGAGGTCAAAACTGATTACCATGCCTGGCGCACAGGCAACCTATACATCGAAACTCATCAGCGGCTTGCTTCTGACGAGTGGGTGAAGTCGGGAATCAATTTATCTGAAGCTGACTTTTATTGTTTTGCTGGGCCGCGCGCGGTTGGATTTATTACTATTCGGAAGCCGATTTTGGTAAATCTGGTACGTGAGCGTAGTGTTCCAGTACGCATGGATAAAAAAAGTGCTACCAGCAGGGCAACGATGGGGTACCTGGTCAAGGTTGCTGATGTTGTGGCGCTATTACTTGAAAAGGAAAACAATGAAGAACCTACAGGCTCTGCGGATGGAACTGTACGACACTAGCTACCGACAAAAAACTAAGGAATACGACACCCTGGCCCCCTACGCTTTCGGCAGGAGCATCAGGAAAACTTACTTTCACGCGGGCCGGTATGCGCAGGGCGCACGCGACACTAATGCTGTTTTGGCTTGGGCAGAGTACCTTGCAAAGGAAGGCGAATGAGCGGGGTGCATAAGGTTGTCCGCGAGGCGGGTTATCCGTTCACGATGGTTCCGAACGAGGCGGTACGCGACCCGAGGTTGAGCAGCACAGCTTTCAGGTTGTTAGCGTATTTGCTTAGCCACGAGAACGGGTACGAGCTGACTTACCGCCAGATTGAACGTCAGACGGGTATGGGGCGGTTTGCCATAAACGAGGGCATAAAGGCGCTGACGGGGCTGTCGTGGCTGCGCGTGGAGCGTCCTAAGCGCCCTAACGGTCAGTACGGCCCAAAGGCCTGGCATCTGCTGAATCCGACCACCGTTGGAAATTCCACTATGGAACCGCTCCACAGTGGAACAACCAACGCACTTAAGAAAAACACTAAAAAAGAGAAGAAAACTTCTAGAGCTATTGCGATACCTGAACCCTTGAAATTGCATATTGCAACGTTGGAGGTGATGCAGGAAAAATATCCGAAGCTTGATTTGGCTGAGCAGCGTGACGCTTTTGTTGATTACCACACGGCAAAAGGGTCGGTGTATAAGGATTGGGACGCTGCGTTTCGTAATTGGTGTCGTAATGCGGTGAAGTTTTCTGAACCGAAAACTGTTATTCATAAGCAAGAGGTGAAGGCTGCAGCCGAGTTGCCTGATAGGCGTGGGTGGGTGTTGGCCTTGCATAAGGTGGGGGAGCATTATGAGTGTCGGCCTGGGGAGTTTGGTTGCAAATAGTTTTGAAAAAGTTTGGGGGAAGGAGTTGCGCTGCAACCCCCAGGTGTGTATAGTTGTTTACAACAGCAGCACCCACCTACCGAAAGGCAAGCACATGACCTACACAACCAAAATGACCATGAACGAACTTCCCGAGGCCGTTGAGGCGTATGCCGCAAGCGGATTTGACCCTGAAGCGATGCGCCCACTGATGGAACTATTGGAAAAGCAGACCGATTACTACCAGGGCCGCTTCTGGGCGCTTGCAGACGCAACGCAAAAAGAAGAAGCCGCCGAGTATTCGTACTTTGCCGCAGCAGCAAAGAGCGCGGGCTGGCTCTAAACAGCCCAAAGACAAGCCCCCGCTTCGGCGGGGGTTTTCTTTCGATACACTAAACAAATGCCGACAGTTGAATGCACCCGCTGTGGGTACGAGTGGGACGTAACCACAGTGCGAAAGAACCACGACCTGTGCGCTAGCTGTCGGGCGCGTAAAGTGCAAAGCGTTCACACGAGTAAAGGCAAGTGCATTCCGTGGCACGGCCATTTCGCAAACGACCAGATAACGCCAGTTGATGACGATGGTGAAAAAGTTATGCCGGGTTTGAGAACGTGCGGCCACAATGATTGTGTCAGCCCGAATCATGTTATAGGCTGATACCACTCAGAAAGGGGTTACCAATGACCATCAAAGTTGAATTTACAGGTGTTGTAAAAACGGTTAAGGAGTTCGCGTGGGGCACTGTTTACAACGTGGCGCACTCACAGCGGCGGAAAGACGAGCAGGATGAATGGGTTACCGCAGGGTATGACTACCTTGACGTGATTAGCCCTGAGAAGTTTCAAGAGAATGACCTTATTCAAGTTACCGGCAACCTGCAAAGCAAGCGATACGAAAAGAAAGACGGCTCGCAGGGTATGGGGTTGCAGGTACGCGCTAGCAGTGCAATAAAGACAGGCGCAGTAAGCGGCGAAAAACGTAACGAAGCGGCAGTTATGGAAACCTGGCCCACGGCAAAAATTGGTCAGGCTATGGACTTGGAGGCACCGTTCTAATGACAACAGTTGTCAATAACATTATGATTTTGCTGATGTCCGTGACCTATATTTTGCTCGCCTTACAGGCTGAAATCGTGACAGCAATTCTTGGGTATGTCTTTGGGGCGATGTTGCTCTTAGCGTTGTTGCGTAATACGTGGCTGCAGGCGCAGAAGGGCGACGAGTAAACTAGGCTACATGAGCCTATCTTTTACGGTTGAAGGCCGGCCCGCACCACAGGGCAGCAAGCGCTCCATCGGGAACAACCGTTTCATAGAGGCAAGCAAGTTTCTCCCGGCCTGGCGCAAAGCGGTTACGCTGCAAGCCCGCACAGCAGTTGTTGAGCAAACGTGGGAACAGGCTGCAGGCCCGGTTGAGTTATATGTGGTGTTTTACCTTGAACGCCCCAAAAGCGTTACCAGCAACAAAAGGCCGTTACCTATAAAGCCGCCTGATATTGACAAGCTAGTGCGCGGCGTAGCCGATAGTTTATCTGACGCCGAGGTGTGGGTTGACGACGCGCAGGTGGTGAAACTGATTGCCCGCAAAGCCTACGCGGATGATATGAAACCTGGAGTATATGTCGAAATAACCGAGGTTTGATGATATTGTGCTTCCAGGGGGTAACCTATGTTGGAGAATTTGCAACCAATACAAACTGAACGCACCTGCAAAGTACGCACCATCAAACAGGGGCTAAAAGATTCCGGTGAAGAAAACGACTTCAATGTTTTCTGCAACGCGATAGCCGACTTGGGTATGTGGCCGGCGCACACCCTGTCGAAAGCGTTAGGGCAACGTGGCATACAAGTGAGCGGCCACGTGATAAGCCGCCACCGTTCAGGCGAATGCAGCTGTCATGAATCTTGAAAACTTGGAACCAGCAGCTAAGGTTCAAGCGCCGCGCAAAGTGCGGCCCGGTGTTGACTTTGATGGCACCGAGGGCACAGCGGTAACGCCCGGCTACGCAAGTGAGCCTGAAAACTTTGACGAGTTTTTACGTGACGCGGGCCTCGACCCCGCAACCGTAGACGTAATACCGCCAGTTAGGACTAGCCGTTGGCAGCAGCAGCAGGCCGGCGAGCTTGTATGGCTCACCTCATACCGTTTCACTTTTCGACGAAAAACAGGTGAAATTGATTTGCCGCTCATTATGCAACAAGCGCGCAAAAAAGTTAGGGCAGTCAAATTGCCTAAGCCTCAAGCAAAATGCTTGGTCGTAATGTGGAGCGATTTGCAAGTGGGGAAAGTGGATTACCGTGGCAACACTGAATCGCTGTTGCAAAGGGTTGAGCTAACGAAGGCCCGCGTCCTGGCGCAGGTAGCAGAGTTGCGCCCCCGGAAGGTGGTGTTCGCTGACCTCGGGGATACTGTTGAAAACTTTTACAACGCAAACGCGGCACAGCAAAGCTACTCAAACGACCTCAGCATCATGCAGCAGGTTGACCTGGCCACGACCCTAGCCTGGGACACGTTACGTGCCATAGCTGAACAAGTGCCCGAAGTAACATATGCCAGTGTCGGCTCAAACCATTGCCAGTTCCGCATGAACGGGAAAACGATAGGCACACCGACTGACGACTGGGGTGTATTTATTGGCAGGCAGCTAGCACGCCTAGCAAACGAAACAGGGCTCAAGAACATAACTTTCACAGAACCGCAAACTTGGGACGAAAGCCTGGCGTTAGATGTGTTCGGTGACGGGTACCACATACTAGGCATCGCTCATGGCCATCAAGCACGCAGACCCGACGCTATGGGTACATGGTGGAGGCAGCAAGCGTTCGGCGGTCAGCCAGTAGCAGACGCAACCCTGCTCATACACGGGCACTTCCACCACCTACGAGTGACCGAGCTAGGCAGTGTTTACCGCAACGACCAAAACGTGTCCCGCTTTCTTGTAATGGCACCCACAATGGACAACGGCTCTAATTGGTTCAAGCAGGTAGCAGGTGAAGATAGCGTCCCAGGCCTCGCAACACTAATACTAGAAAAAGGCGTGCCCTACACCGGCACCGTATATAAACACTAGGAGGAACGAATGAGCGAAGAACAAGCAACACAGTTGCTCAAGTTAGCTAACGAATACAGCACGCGCATCGCCACCACACCTGACGCAACAGACCCTCGCGTCAGGTATAGCGCACACACAGGCAACGCCGCAACACGTATAGCAAATGAATATTACGAAAAGGCAGCTGCGTTACTTAAACAAACAAAGTAACCGCGGCCACAAATGACCCCCGGCTACCAGTTCAAACGCCCCTGCCTCCGGTGTGGCGTGCCCACATACGGTAGCTACTGCACAGACCACAAACGAACAACACCGTCACGCATAGACAGTCCAGAACGCAAAGCCCGCAAAGCCGCCCTATATAACCCCTCCTATAGCAAGCAAGCAAAACACATCAGAGCAACAGCAACAATTTGCCACCTATGCGGGGAGGG